CTCTATTATCTGGTGGTCTCTTCACCGGTTCTGTTAATGCCACATCATATACGGTAGGAACGACCTTTATTGCTAATGCCACAAATATTCTGGTTGGTGGAACAGGAACTTCAAACGGTGTAAATGTCAATACAACAACGATTTTCATTGGCAATTCATCTGTAAGTGCAACAATAAATGCAACATCATTTTCTGGCACAGCATCCAATGCCACAAATCTGAACTCACAACCTGGGTCTTATTATACTAATGCCACAAATATTACCACAGGCACTTTGCCATATGCTCAAATGCCAGCAAATGTGGTTTATTGGTCTAATACAAATACATTTACAGCAAACCAAACATTTAGCACAAACACTACATTTACGGCAAGTATTTTTGCCAATACTGTTAATGCCGCGTCATTTACTACCGGTTCATTATTTTCCGCCAATTCTACACTTGTTAATGCCGTAGCACTAAATGTTCAAAATCAGATTAATACGGCAACTCTTTATGCAACAACAAGTGCTAATATTGCCTCGATTGTTCAGGCAAATTCATCTGGTGTATATGTCGGTGCCAATGTCATTGCTAATACCACAACATTTTTTGTTGGCAACACCACTAGTGCATTTTTTACCAATTCAACAGTCCAGTATGTAGGTAATTCTACTCAGAATACATCTGCAAATTCAAGTTATTTACGTGCAAGCAATGGTTTGTTTTTATCACCACAGACTAGTGTAGCACCAAATACATCGGAAGGTTCTGTATTCTACGATATTACAAATCACGCCTTGAATGTTTATGCTGACGATCCATCCACACCTTTCGAAATTGGTCAGCAGCAAGTTGTAAGAGTTGTGAATAAGACTGGTGCAACTCTTAATTTTGGTGCAGCAGTATATCTAAATGGTGTTCAAGGAAACAGACCAACCGTTGCTCTTGCTGTAGCAAGTTCAAGTGCTACATATAATGTTATTGGATGTGTATTAAGTTCTTCAGGTATTGCTGTTAATGCCGAAGGATTTGTTCTTACTAGTGGTCTTCTTCAGGGGTATAATACTTCTGCAATGACTGCTGGTGCGGTCATTTATCTGGACCCCACAACACCCGGTGCTCTTACAACCACAGAACCACAATATCCAAATTATAACATTGCTGTCGGGCAAGCATTAAACTCTACTAATAATGGTAAGATTTATCTTTCGATAGTGCCAAACTATTTGGCAGGTATGCCAAATACAGCAATTGCAATTTCAAATGGAACATTATTAACATATAGTAATAGTTTTACGTTTGACTATGCAAATAATGTTCTTCATATCGGTAATTCTTCTTCAAACGCAGCAATTGGTTATGCAAATGCTGGTGGTTCCTATAGTTATATTCAGATCACTGGTAATGCAAATACATCTATTGAAGAATCATTAACCAATGCTAACAATGGTGCTAATGCATCATCCGACATGATTGTTTATGATAATTATGGTATTACAAGTAGTAATTATCTCGATGTTGGTATCAATAGTAATAATTTTTCTTTATCAACTTGGACAATTAACGGTCCTTCTGACGGTTATGTTTATACTGCTAATACCAATCTTTCAGTCGGCACTCAAGGTGCTAATTATTTAAATTTCTTCACAGGCAATACTCTTATTGCTAATGAAAGAATGAGAATTACTGCAACAGGTAACGTAGGCATTGGTAATACTGCTCCAGATGCTACACTCCATGTTCAAGGCACTGCCAATGTAACAGGAAATGTTGTAGTTGTTGGATCGTTCAATGCTGCAAATGTTACTGCATCTTTGTTTACGGGAAATGTTACAGGAACAGCATCAAATGCCACAAACCTGAACTCGCAACCTGGGTCTTATTACACAAACGCCACGAATATCACAACTGGCATTTTGCCATATGCTCAGTTGGGTGCTAATGTTGTTAATACTTCTGCCAACTTTACAATCACAGGAATGCAGACATATAGCAATGGCATCACCTTCTCAAATACCATAACCGCAAACGCATCTAATGGAACTGCTGGTCAGGTTCTAACTTCATCTGGTTCTACTGGTAACGTTTATTGGTCAACAATTTCTGGTGTCAATACTGCCGCTCAGTATACATTCTCGAACACCATTACATTTTCTGGAAACCTAACATCATCAGGTTGGGTAAACTTAAAAACATACGTAGAAACAGCTTCTGCTCCAACTATTTCTGGTTCTGCATTAACTCTTGATCTTTCAAATAGCTCGGTCTTCAACGTAAACCTAAATAGTTCCATAACAACATTGTCTATTTCCAATGCTCCTGCTACCGGAAATGCTGTATCTGGATTTGTCTTGATATTCACCGCAACAGGAACAGCATACACGGTGGTCTGGCCTTCATCTACACCAAACGTAAGATGGGCAAATGGTGTAGCGCCAACTATCACTTCGACTAATAATAAAAGAGACGTTTATGTTTTCTTTACAACAGATAACGGATCAACATATAATGCATTCATAAGCGGGCAGAATATCTAATGAGTAAATGGGCAGTAGTAGAAAATGATACAATCACAGAATACTATGATGTTTTACCTGAAAATTGGAGAAACGTCAGTAATCTTTTTGCTCTTGAATCTGATATAGCTACATTGGAAAAGCTTGGGATATATCCTGTCAAAGAAACTACACAATCACTTGGTCAAAATCAAACTTATGGTGTAATAAATTTTACATTTGATGCTGCTAATAAAGTAGTTATTAAGAATGCACCAATCATTGATGTTCCTGCACCCGTTATCGATACTATCACCCTAAGAAACAATTTTATGAACCAACTAAGAACATATAGAGACTTGCTAATGTCTCAATGTGACTGGACGATGATTCCTGATGTTGTGGCATTAAAAGGAACAACTTGGCAAACTTCCTGGGCAAATTATAGACAAGCATTGAGAGACTTACCGGAAGTATATAACACTCAATATCCGAATGAAACTGATGTTAATAACATAGTGTATCCAACTCAACCTTCAGGAGAATAAACTATGCTATTTGAAAAATTGATGGTTACGATTCATCTGGCATCAACGGTATCACACAATCAACTATATGCTTGGGGTGATAATGCCGCAGGAGAACTTGGTGATGGCACAATTGTAAACAAATCATCACCATTGCATATTGGAACTAATTCGTGGTCTCAGGTTTCCATTGGTACTTCATTTACACTTGCACTAAAGTCTGACAAAACTTTGTGGGCCTGGGGTTATAACTATTATGGCCAGCTTGGGTTTTCTACAGGTGTGTACAATGCAGCGTACTCAACTCCGGTTACAGCAACAAGTCCAGCTACATGGTCAATGGTGGCAGACGGTGCGTCCCACGTTGTTGCTATTAAGTCAGACGGCAGTTTGTGGGGATGGGGTTTAAACACATCTGGGCAAGTTGGTGTTTCATCACTTGTTAACATTTCGTCACCTGTTCTTGTTTCGGGGCCAGCCGGAACTTCGTGGTCTGCTGTTGCTGCTGGGGCCAGCTTTTCGCTTGCTATTACAACAGCAGGAAGATTATATGGATGGGGACAAAACACTTCTGGACAGGTAGGGATAGCTTCGACCGCAACGGTTTCGTCACCTGTTCTTGTTTCAGGACCTGCAGCAACTTCGTGGATGATTGTTGCCGCAGGCGCATCTCATGCTGTTGCCATTACGTCTGCATTAGCACTGTATGCCTGGGGACAAAACACAGCAGGACAGCTTGGTGATAACACATTAACAAGTAAAACATCACCTGTGCTGGTATCTGGACCAGCTGGTTCTTCATGGTCTATAGTTGCTGCAGGCTCTTCTCATTCGCTTGGTATTACTACTGTAGGACAACTATATGGATGGGGATTAAACACGTCCGGGCAGGTTGGCATTAATTCTGTTACAACTGTGTCGTCTCCGGTCTTTTTAGCAGCGCCGGCTTCTACTTCTTGGGTATCTGTTGCTGCAGGTTCATCACATTCGCTTGGTATAACAACAACAGGTATTTTGTATGGCTGGGGGCAGAATACTTCTGGTCAACTTGGAATTGCGTCGTTAACAACCAAGTTGTCGCCAGTTATTGTATCGGGCCCTGCGGGCGCGTCGTGGTCTGTCATTGCAGCCGGTTCTAGTTTTTCTTTAGGTATTGCAAACGGTGTTCTTTATGGCTGGGGATTAAACACATCTGGGCAGCTTGGTATCGGGTCGTTAACAACGGTGTCGTCACCGGTGCTGGTCAACGCTGCTGCATCAGGAGCTACGTCTATCAGTGCAGGGTCGTTGTTTGCTTCTAGTATAAATTCTTCACAAATACTCTATTCTTGGGGTGACAACACATACTATCAAGCGTTTCCAATTCTACCATATATTACATCTCCAACTCAAGTTGGGTCATCTTCGTGGACTGTTGTTGCTGCAGGTGCTGCGCACAGCATTGGAATTCTAACTACAGGCGCGTTGTATGCGTGGGGATTAAATACTTCGGGGCAAGTTGGTGTTAATACAATAGTATCAGTATCATCACCTGTTTTAGTTTCAGGACCAACATCTACTTCATGGTCAGCTATTTCAGCTGGTCAATATCATTCCCTTGGTATCACGTCGTCTAATTTCTTATATGGCTGGGGACTTAACACAGCCGGACAAATTGGTATTAATTCCCTTACAACCAAGTCGTCACCGGTTATTGTAACCGGTGTAACTGCTGGTGTAAATTATTCTTGGAAGCAGGTGTCATCCGGCCAACAGTTTACCATTGCTGTTAAATCTGACGGCACATTGTGGTCTTGGGGTGACAACACCTCAGGCGAACTTGGAATTAATACGATTAGTGTTTCGGCCGTGTCGTCGCCTGTTCTAGTGTCAGGTCCTGCAGGAGCATCTTGGTCTACAGTTGCTGCAGGAAAACTTCATGCTCTTGCTATTAACACAGCAGGACAGCTATACGCATGGGGATCTGATACTTACGGTGAAATTGGAAATTTCACATCAGGCATTAACATTTCTTCACCGGTGCTTGTCTCCGGTCCAGTAGGAGCATCTTGGGCAGTAATTTCAGCTGGTACAGAATACTCGCTTGCCATTACAACAACAAGTCAATTATATGCATGGGGTAAAAATATTCAATATGGCAATTTAGGTATTAATAGTCTTATACCAGTGAGCTCACCTGTTCTAGTATCAGGCCCGGTTGGTCTGTCATGGAGTGCTGTAGCAGCAGGTCAAAGTCATACATTAGCACTTACATCAACAGGGGTGTTGTATGCGTGGGGATGGAATGCTTCGGGTCAACTTGGCACAACACAAAACTTTGTTGCTGCAAATTACACAACTCCTGTAACAGCGGTTACAACAAGTCCGGCTACGTGGCTACACATTTCAGCAGCCGACGAAGGCGGTACCACAGGTGGGCATACCCTTGCTATTAAATCAGACGGCACGTTGTGGGGTTGGGGAGAAAATGTCGTAGGAGAACTTGGAAACCTATCAACTACAACCGCTACCCAGCCAGTTCTCATTTCGGGACCTGCAGGCGCGTCTTGGAGTGCAATATCAACTGGGTCAGCGTTTTCTCTTGGAATAACAACTACTGGGGTTCTGTATGGGTGGGGTAATAATACAACTGGCCAGCTTGGCATCGGGTCAGCAACAACATCAACATCATCACCGGTTGCAGTTGCTACACCGTCGGCTGTATATTCATGGACGCAAATTTCTGCTCAAAACCAAGGATTACATTTTTTAGGTATTAGATCAGACGGAACTTTATGGGCGTGGGGGGTGAATGGCAACGGTCAGTTGGGTATCAACAGCACAACTTCACCTATATCATATCCTACTTTAGTTTCAGGTCCAGCGGGAGCATCATGGTCGGTTGTTGCTGCTGGGTCTTCGCATTCTCTAGGCATTACATCCGCAGGCTGGTTATACGCTTGGGGTTATAATCTGACAGGCGCTGTTGGCAACTTGTCTACAACAGATGTATCGTCGCCGGTGCTTGTTTCAGGGCCAACAGGCGCGTCGTGGTCTGTTGTTTCAGGCGGTCAAAATCATGCGGTTGGTATTACAACCACTGGTCTTCTTTATGCGTGGGGTTATAATGGCTACGGTCAGCTTGGTATTAATACGATTAGTGTTCCGGCTATGTCGTCGCCTGTTCTAGTGTCAGGTCCTGCAGGAGCATCTTGGTCGGTTGTATCAGCAGGTGCGCAGCACACACTTGGTGTAACAACAACAGGTTTATTGTATGGATGGGGAAACAACAATTCAGGCCAAGTTGGCATTAATTCTCTGTCAGGAATTTCGTCGCCAGTATTGGTATCCGGACCCGCAGCTACGTCATGGTCTGCTGTTGCTGCTGGGGCTTCCTTTTCGCTTGCATTAACTTCCGCAAAACTGCTGTATGGTTGGGGACAAAATACTTCTGGTCAGGTTGGCATTGGAACATTAACAACTGTATCATCGCCCGTTGCTGCTGTAGGTCCATCAGCTGCGCAGTCTTGGAAACAAATTGCAGCGACACCGGATTCCTACACCACTTTAGCAATTAAATCTGATGGTACACTATGGGCTTGGGGTTATAACGGATCAGGACAACTTGGAAACCTATCAACTACAACTGTTTTGTCACCTGTGCTGGTATCTGGACCGGCTGGTGCTTCATGGTCTATAGTTGCTGCAGGCACAAATCATTCGCTTGGTATTACTACTACAGGACAACTATACGGCTGGGGATTTAACGCAGCAGGACAACTTGGAAACCTATCAACTACAAATGTTTCGTCACCTGTGCTGGTATCTGGACCGGCTGGTGCTTCATGGTCTACTATTTCTGGCGGTGAATCACATTCTGTTGGAATAACAACTGCAGGTAGACTGTACACATGGGGTTACAACAACGTCGGCCAGCTTGGTGATATCACACTAGTAAGTAAATCATCGCCAATTCTAGTATCAGGACCGGTTACCACTTCTTGGTCAGTAGTTTCCGCAGGTGTTTCTAATTGTCTGGCTATTGCAACAACTGGGCAGCTATATGGCTGGGGATTAAATACCTCGGGTCAGCTTGGTATCAATTCGGCAACAACGGTGTCGTCTCCAGTTCTTGTGTCGGGTCCTGCAGGTACTTCTTGGGCGACGATTGCTGCCGGCACGTATCATGCGCTTGCTATAGCAACAACGGGACAATTATACGGGTGGGGGTTGAATACTTCAGGCCAACTAGGAATTGCATCGGTAACAACAAAATCGTCACCAGTTCTAGTATCAGGGCCAGTTGGTGCGTCCTGGTCTATAATTGCTGCTGGCGCAATAAATTCATACGCTATTACCACAACAGGTATACTATATGCGTGGGGGGCAGGTCTTAGCGGCGCAGTAGGAACTAAGTCAACCACAAATGTTTCGTCACCCGTGCTGGTGTCAGGGCCTAGTTTAACTTCATGGATTGCACTTGCTGCTGGTTATGCGTATGCACTTGCTATTACATCTGCAAATATTCTTTATGCGTGGGGGTATGGCGTAAATGGTTCTACAGGTATTAATTCAGGCCTAAACGTTTCTTCACCTGTTGTGGTACTATCACCAAACGCGCCGTTACTTTCATGGTCTGTAATAGCTGCAGGTCAGTATCATTCACTTGGTATCACAAGTAATGGAATTCTGTATGCTTGGGGATCTGATAGCATAGGGCAGCTTGGCAATTTATCTTCTGGAACCACTGTTTCATCTCCTGTTCTAGTTTCCGGGCCGGTGTCTACATCATGGGCCGCAATCACCGCTGGGTCAAATTTCTCTGCTGGTATTACCACAAATGGTATTCTGTACGACTGGGGGTTGAATACCAGCTACCAGCTTGGTAACAGAACGTCAACCTCAGTCTCATCACCAATTGTTGTTTATAGCAGCGTTCCGCCTATTTCGTGGAACGCTATTTCTGCAGGTGCTACACACGGTCTTGGTATTACAACCACAGGTCAGTTGTATGCTTGGGGTGACGACGCCGCCGGACAATTGGGGAATTTAAATGCAACAACAACAGTTATTGCACCGCCAATTTTAGTTTCAGGTCCTGCAACAACTTCGTGGTCAATTGTTGCTGCTGGTTATTCCACCTCTATGGCTATCACAACTACAGGACAGCTATATGGCTGGGGGCAAAATATCAGCGGAGTCATAGGCAATTTATCAACAACGAACGTTTCTTCGCCAGTTTTGGTGTCAGGCCCAGCAGCAACTTCGTGGACGGCAGTTTCAGTTTGGGCTAGTGCACTTGGTCTAACCGCAACCGGTCTGTTATATGCTTGGGGAGATAATAGTTTCGGAGAGCTTGGTATCAATTCACAAACACCAGTTTCGTCTCCTGTTTTAGTATCTGGACCTGCATCTACTTCATGGTCGGCAGTATTTGTTAGAGAACATGCTATGGCTGTAACAACAACAGGACAACTATACGGCTGGGGTTATAATATTTCTGCACAAGTAGGTAACGGAACCTCTCTAAATTATATCTCGTCTCCAGTTCTCGTGTCAGGCCCAGCATCAACTTCTTGGTCAGCTATTACTGGCGGAAGTTTGCATTCGGCAGCACTAACAATTAGTGGCATTATATACGAGTGGGGAGATAACACAACTTTTCAAACAGTTCCAAATTACCCGTATATTATTTCGCCGTATCAAGTTGGATCATCATCGTGGTCGGCGATATCGGCCGGTTATAACCATTCATTAGGAATCACCACAAATCTTTTGTATAGCTGGGGTGATAATTCATCCCAAGAACTAGGTCTTGGCAGTACCGGCGTATTAACTCCATATTCACCGTCACCCGTTCTAGTGTCCGGTCCGACAAACGCGTCGTGGTCGGCTATAGCCGCCGGTAATTCTGCGTCACTGGGTATTACAACTACAGGCCAGATGTATGGTTGGGGATTAAATACTTCAGGGCAACTTGGTATAAATTCCACTACAACAGTTTCATCGCCCGTATTGGTGTCGGCTCCTGCAGCAACATCGTTTACAAGTGTGTCGTTTGGATCGGAAGCATTATTTTCATCTGCATTAACTACCACAAATTTAATTTACGCAACAGGATACAACAATTCAGGCCAAGTTGGCATTAACTCAACTGTAACTGTGTCGTCTCCGGTAGTTGTACAAGGCCCATATAGTGTATCTTGGGCTGCTGTATCAGCAGGGTCATCGTTCTCTTTTGGTATTACAACTCTTGGGTTACTATATGCATGGGGTTCTGGTACTTACGGCGTTACAGGTATTAACTCAACTGGATCAGCCCAAGCGCCGGTGCTTGTTTCAGGGCCAACAGGCGCATCGTGGTCTGTTGTTTCAGGCGGGTTCAATCATGCGGTTGGTATTACAACCACCGGTCTTCTTTATACGTGGGGATATAACGGTCTATATCAATTGGGCACTCTTTCTGCAACATCGGTGTCGTCGCCTGTGCTAGTGTCAGGTCCTGCAGGAACTTCGTGGTCAGTTGCTGTTGCCAATTACGATGCGTCGTTTGGTATTACAACTACTGGTCTTCTTTATGGCTGGGGATTAAATACTTCAGGGCAACTTGGTATAAATTCCACTACAACAGTTTCATCACCTGTGCTAGTGTCAGGGCCTGCTGGAACTACTTGGGCTAGTGTTGCAACAGGACAGCCTGTATATCACTCACTTGCAATAACAACCTAAATAGAATAGATTAACACATTATTATGGAGTATATTATGCATCCTATCGATAAAGAACTAAAACTAATGCTTGATGGTCGTTTTGATGAAGCTTGGGAAATTTCTGAAGAACTTCAAAAGATCGGTCAAGGCGAAATAGAAGATAGTCAAGGTTTAAAAAATCCGGAAATGTGGACACGCCATAGCTTCAATCGTGGTTGGTTCTTGCTACAACAAGGTCAGTATCAAGAGGGGTGTAAGCTTCTTGAAAATGGGCGTTACTTAAACGTATATGGTGGCGGTTTCTTAAAGACTGCCGCTCCACTTTGGAATCCAGAAGAACATCCGGTTGATGGTAAAACGATTATACTTTCACTCGAAGGTGGGTTTGGTGATGAAATCATTCATGTTCGATTTGCGGAATACTTAAAAAATAAAGGCTTTGACAAGGTAATTGTTGCTGCTGCACCTGAACTTCACTCAGTCTTTGCTCGTGTTAATGGTGTTGACCAGGTCATTCAAAGAGATCAGGCACATACAGTGGCACACGATTATTGGCTACCGGGATTTTCTGCTGGATGGGTAACTGGTAACACATTCGATACAATTGACCCAGGCCCATATCTTTCCGTAGAACCAAATAGCTCGTTGGTTTGGGATACACTCATTCAAAGCAAAGATAAGATCAAGGTTGGTATTCGCTGGGCAGGTAATCCAAAATTTGAACACCAACAATTCCGTTTGTTTCCTTCTCAGTTCTTGACTTCGCTTTCAAGATATAAGGAACTGGATATCTTCAGTTTCCAACGGGATCATCATACGGTAAATCTTCCAGAAGGTATTACTGACCTGCAACATCTTCTTATCTCCTGGGAAGATACACTTGCGGCTATTAGCAAGATGGATTTGATCATTACTTCTTGCACATCTATTGCTCACGCTGCGGCTGCTCTCGGCAAACCAACATGGGTTGTGGTTCCTATTCTGCCTTATCACACTTGGGCATGGGATGCACCAAAATCAACTGTTTCGCCATTTTATTCTTCAGTAACTCTGTATCGCCAGCAAAAGCCAAAGGAATGGACAGACACCTTCAACTTGCTTTACAAGGACTTGGAAAAGAAGTTTAAGTTGAAGAAAGCAAAAGCTCCTAAGATTATGGATAAGAAACTAAAGCTAAATCTTGGTTGTGGTTTTCAACACTTAGAAGGTTTTGTAAACGTTGATATTTCTGAAGCATGTAAACCAGATGTTCTTCATGATTTTATGCAGTTTCCTTGGCCTTTTGAAGATAACTCAGTAGATCATATTGTTGCAAAAGATATTCTGGAACATGTCGGATCAACACCAAAAGATTTCATCAATGTTCTGAAAGAAATGTATCGTATTTCTGCTGATGGCGCTGCTTGGGAGGTTCAATTCCCACATCATCGCAGTGATAATATTGTAAATGATCCAACACATGTTCGTTCTCTAACTCAGCAGACTTTTAGAATGTTTGATCAAAAAACAAATATGGAATGGATCAAAACGGAACAAGCAGATTCACCTCTAGGTATTGATAACGATATTGATATTGAAGTTTGTGATGTTAAATTTGGTTGGAATGATATGTGGTCGGAAAAACTACGCCTCAAAGAAATTACCGAAGAACAGCTTTATTTCAATCTTCATCATATGAATAACATTGCTCATTCTGTGTTTTTGCTAATTCAAACTCATAAGCCACAACGCTCAACAATCAAGTAATGTTCGAAAAATCAATCAGAAAATCTCTGGCTGAAATTAGTGATAGTCTGGCTGCCGAATTGTTTTCTCAGAAGAAATATCAAGAAGCAATTTGGCAGATAGATATCACCAACAGTCTTATTGGAGGCGTTTTACCAATATCTCTTAAAAACAAAGCTGCTTGTTATAGTTTCCTTATGGAAGCTGATATGGCGGTGCGTGAGTTTGGCAATTATATGGATTTGTCCAATAGCGTAAGCAAAGAAGATATTCGTCAGATGGCGCAATATTTCAATAATGCTGGTCGTATTCAGGATGGTTATGAATACATTTTAAAAAATCAACATGACTGCTCCGAAAAATGGTTGGATCTTGGATGGTATGCATATCGAAATAAAGATTATGCTACTGCTTTTACTTATATGGAAAGAGGCAGAGATGCAGGTAACATCATTTGGATCGGCAAGGAAAAATATGATAATCTACCAAATTGTCCTAGATGGCAAGGCGAACCACTAAAAAAAGCAAAAGTGCTATGCATTGCCGAAGGTGGTATGGGCGACGAATTTATATTTTCCAGATGGTTAACGGTATTATGGAATCGTTATGGGCATGATTGTGATTTTGATTATTACACCACGAATACACTATCGGATGTTATAACAAGAAACTTCCCAGTCTCAAAATACGATAAATCCAAGAAATATGATTACTGGTTTCCTATGATGAGTTTGCCATATCTTCTTAATGAAACTAAGATTAATATGCATACAAGTTATATCACACCGTCTGAAAAACATGTTGAAAAATGGAAGAAAATTCTAGGCAATAAGCAAATTGTTGCGTTGAGTTGGAAGGGCAGTAATACCTTTGCTGAGAACCATTTCAGAGATATAGATATTGACTATCTTGTTAAAAAACTAGGCAATCGTTTCACATTGGTCAGTGTTTGCAAGGAAGCAGATACTTGTCCAGCAGGTGTTTTAGACTTAACTGATCAGATTGAATGTTGGGATGATACTCTAGCAATTCTGATGCTGAGTGAAATTGTATTTTGTTCTTGTTCCAGTGTTTCACATGCTGCTGGTGCATTGGGTGTTAAGACAATTGTATATACAAGACCTGATGATTATTTTACATGGGGTGGAACAGAATCAGGAAAGAAAACTGATTGGTATACAGATGTCACTGTGTGGAGAACTAATCACATTGGAAAATGGCAAGAAGTTATTGATTTTTCAATTGAAAACTAGCAGAGATCATAGAAGCAATTAAAGACTAACTTATATATTGTAGCCTTAGTGGCATTATACCATCGGTTTCTATAGATGTCAACTACTATAAATAGTTAAAACTCTGGGGAAAGGGAACCGAGTATGTCTTATAATAATTTTATCGTAAAGAATGGTATCACTGTTAACGGAAGTTTCACTGCTAACTCGACTGTGGTGAATACTGCTGCACTTACTGCCACTTCAGTCAATGCCACTTCTTATACTATCGCATCTGGTACCTTTTATGCGAACTCCACCACTGTAAACACAGCGAACGTTTTAGCTTCCACGACTGTTAATATTGGTGCTAATGTAGTAGCAAATACATCTACACTTTTTATTGGAAATTCAACAGTAAACACAAATATTGTTGCTGGCACAGTTTCTATCAATGGAACGAGTGTTGCTACAATGATTACTGGAAATGCTGCAACGGCTTATGCAAATGCTGTAGCAAATTCTGCTGCTCTTTATGCTCCTTTAGCTGGAGCTACTTTCACAGGTCAAATTAATACTACTGCTCTTGGTGTCACAGGTTCTGCCAATATTGGTGGTAATCTAACTGTTTCTGGTAACCTTACTTTTTCAGGTTCTACCACTTTTGTTAACTCAACAGTTATTACTACAAATGATAAAGCACTTTATCTTGCCAATGGTTCTACTTCAGCTCTTTCAGATGGTGGTGGTATCTATATTGGTAATAACGTAGCATCACTACTTTGGAATAATTCTACAACTTCTTTGCAATCAAATGTTGCGCTTTATCCAGCTGCATCTAATTTATTGCTTGGTGGTCCATCAAATCTTTGGAATCTAAACGCCAATGTGGTAAATGCTGTTTCAGTTATTATTGGTGGTACAAATGTTAATTCGGCTATTTCTACTGCTGCTTCTACAGCATATGCAAATGCTGTAGCTAATGCTGCAGCTGCTGCTTCTACTGCATATGCAAATGCTGTAGCTAATGCTGCAGCGATTTATGCACCGGTGGCATCACCATCATTTACGGGGATAGTCCAAGATACAACCAACTATGCTGCATCACCATCTGGTTATGATGCGGCAGAAAATTTAGTATTCTTAAACTCAACGAATATTACGGGTCTTTCATTTAGTGGTAGCGATAATCGTTTCTTTACTATGGGCATTGGACCGGCTAATTCAGTATTCATGAGAACAGGATCAAGCGCAACCTTAGAATTGAATGTTGGTAAAGTTGGGATTGGAACAGGAACACCGGCTGTTAAACTCGATGTATCCGGTGCTATCAGATCATCAACTGGTATTTTTGTTAATTCAATTGGTAATGAATATGCTGGTAGTTGGATTAGCGTTTTTAGAAAAGATCAAAATGCAAATACAGTATTATTAATTGATAATGAAACGGTTGGCAGTAATGCTGCATCAGTACTAGAATTAACAACTGGCACACCATATTCTTATATTAGCCATATTTTATATGATAATAATGGTAATCCATTTTATCAATTAGTAGGTGGTTCTAATGTTGCATCTGGTGGTTATTATTTTAAAAATCAATATTGGGGTAATACTCCTGGCTCTCCACAAGTCTCTCTTGTTTCAAATGGTAATTTTGGTATAGGAACAACATCACCAGCATATAATTTAGATGTTACCGGTAATATTCATGCTTCTGCTAATTTGTATAGCGTAAACATCAATACAAATAGTCTTTATAGCACAAGTATAAATGCAAATGGTGCGGTTATAAATGGGACTAATGGTTATTTTTCTGCTGCTGGTTCCGGAACCGCTGGGCAACTTCAAGCGGTTGGTGGTTCGGGGACTAATTGGTATAACGCATTTTTAAGAAATGATGGTGCTAGCGTTTACCTAATGCAATCTGCTGTTCAGACTTCTCAAGGTGCTGCCACAAATGCTTCTTGGAACTCTTATCGTCCTTTCCAATGGAGTTTGGGATCTGGTGCTGTAATTATTGATAACAGCGGTTCGGGTACGACATTCGGCGGGGTATTGACAGCACCATCTATCACTCTTAATACCACCGGTACAGGAATTAGTTTCCCCAGTGGTGTGTCAATTTATGAAGATGGTTCAGGTAATGGTCCTGGTGATTTAGTTATAGGAACAAATAACGGAACTGGGCATTATACTGTTTTTTATAGCAATGGTAGTTTCAATGCTCCTGGCACTATCTATCAGGGCGGTTCAGCAGTAGCAACCCAGTCTTATGTAACCGGTTATGCACCAACATTAACAGGTTCTGGCGCATCAGGAACTTGGGGTATTAATATAAACGGTTATAACACCACAACATATAATGGTTATACTGGTGCTGCCACACTACAAACACCATCATCAACAGCGACATGGGCGAATTACCCTGTTGGTTATTCTGCTATGATATCCACTGCTGCTTATGGGGTTCCTTCTGGAGCACAATATGGGTATTTCTATAAGATTTCAAATAGAGATGTAAGCGGCGGATGGGGTGGTATTTGGGAGAATTTCGATGGTAGCAACTTATATTATGGTGCTACATCTGCAAATACTTCATATGCCACATGGAAAAACATTCTTGATGCTTCTAATTATAATTCTTATGCTCCATCACTAACAGGTTCTGGCGCATCGGGGACATGGGGTATTAATGTTACAGGATCGGCAGCAAGTATTACTGGAACTTATGGTGGTTCTATAACATCATCACAAATAACAACCGGTCTTGGTTATACACCATATAATAGCACCAATCCTTCTGGTTATATTACATCTTCTTCATTGTCATCTTATGCTGCACTTTCTGGTGCAACATTCACAGGTTCTATTAATTCTGGATCATCTGTTGTTGCTGCGAACACCAATTCTTCTGCTATTGTAACCGGTTCATCATTCGTTGTTGGTGGTAATGGTGGAAATTATCTGGCATTCGGACAATCAACAGGAACTTATGCTCAATGGATTCAGTCTGGGTATAATGGTAATGCAACAAGATATTCTATCAACCTAAATCCAGGCGGAGGAAATGTTGGTATTAATACCGGTATTAATTCGGATGCTGCATATAACTTAGATGTTAACGGTAAAATTCGTGCAACATATTCTATCGGTGTAGGATCAGCAGCACCATCTACAACTACCGGTCAAATTCTTGCATCCGATAACATCATTGCATATTATTCAGATGCAAGACTGAAAGAAAATATCACACCAATTCCCGACGCTCTAGCAAAAGTCAATACTCTTTCGGGTGTGACATATAATAGCAACGATCTAGCGGAATCTTATGGTTATACTGATCGTTCTCAGCAAGTTGGTGTTATTGCTCAGGAAGTCAAAGCAGTTCTACCACAAGTAATCAAACCAGCACCATTTGATACTGATAGCGAAGGTAATTCTAAGTCTGGTGAAAATTATATGACGGTGCAGTATGAAAAACTCGTTCCGCTATTAATCGAAGCAATCAAAGAACTAACCGCAAAAGTTAATGATCTAGAATCAAAACTGGGAGGTAACTAAAAATGCCGTCACAAATTGATTTTGCATCAATACGTTCAAATTGGGCATCGATTTATGGATCATCTAATCACAATGTTGGTATAGGATCAATGAGGGGTATTACGGTTTATGATAGTAATGGTTTTCAATATACCGTTCCTAGCACAAATTTGGGTATTGGATATTTTATTGGTGCTTATGCTTCTGATCCTACAGGTGGTCAAGGATCAGGTTCTGGTCAAACGAACGGGAATGGTGCTGGTGATGGTCCCGGTGGTTTGATGTAATCAATAAATACTACAATAATAGGAAAATATTATGTCCGAAACAACAACTCCCACAGTAACATTTGATTGGGTTATTTCTGCCATTGAAGCACGAGTTAAAGAAGATTCACTTGATAATGTTATTAAAACAATTCATTGGCGTTATGTAGCAACTTCTTCTGATGGTTTTACCGCTGATATTTTTGGTGCGCAAGGATTCGAATCACCTGACCCAGCAGCTTTTATTCCATATGCCAATCTAACCAAAGCACAAATGATTGCTTGGTTGGAAGAAAAGATAAATGTGACTGAATTACAAACAAGTTTAGTCAATACCATCAATAATATGAGAACTCCACAAATCGTAACACTTATACCAAATTTTGCTTAATAGGAAATAATCAATGGCTACGCCCCTATCAAGAACAGATTTTAAAGAATATTGCCTAAGACGTTTGGGTAAGCCAGTTCTTAATATAAATGTTGATCCTGATCAAGTTGATGATCGTGTGGATGAAGCATTACTATATTTTTGGGACTATCACTTTGATGGTTCAGATAAAAGCTATTATAAGCATCAAGTTAGTGTTAATAATCTACCAACTAATCTATCAGAAGTATTGGTAGTTTCTGGTGGTACAGGTTATTCTAATAATGATACTGTTTCCATCTTTCAACAACCACAATATACCGGCGGTCAAACATTCAATATTAATGTTGCAACCGATGTGAATGGAACAATTGTCAATATACCTACAGCTAACTTATACACAAATGTAATTGTGGGTGGTACCGGTACCAGCGGTTATTTTGCAGATCCAGCTTATACTATTAATACTTCTACTGGCTCAGGCGCTGTACTACAACCATTAAAAGGTGGTTATATTAAGCTACCTGATAATATCATCGGTGTAGTAAACATGTTCCCTGTTGGTCAATCACTAAACACCAATAATCTGTTCAATATTCGTTATCAGATTGCGCTTAATGATTTGTACACACTAACATCGGTATCAATGGTTCCTTATTATATGGCCATGCAGCATGTTCAGTTTTTAGAACAATTACTTGTTGGTCAGCAACCACTTCGCTATAATCGTCATAAAAATAGATGTTATGTTGATATGGATTGGAATATTATTAATCCTGGTGACTTTATTATTCTCGAAGCTTATCAAATTGTAGATCCAAATATCTATACTATGGTGTGGAATGATCGATGGTTGCAGAGATATGCAACTTGCTTAATTAAGCAACAATGGGGAAATAATTTAAAGAAATATCAGGGCATGCAACTGCCTGGTGGTATTACCTTTAATGGTCAACAGATTTATAATGAAGCTACAGAAGAACGTAAAGAACTTGAAACAGAAATGATTTATAGCTATTCACTTCCTATTACCGATATGATTGGTTAAATAATGTTAACATTTAAAAAATATATCATAGAAGCTTGGGTAACAGAAAAACCTGATAAAAGGTCTGATGAAGTATCTGGCTCAAAGACTTATGATGATGCAAGTAAATTTAGATCTAACTCCAAAAAGATTGGAGAAGTTGGTGGCATGCACGTCTACGCTTCTCACAATCCAGGCGGAGGCATGACTCATTATACTTGGAATCCAAAAGATAAAAAGATCCATCACGTATTAACTAATACCGAAACATCTAAAGATACAGATGGTCATAGCACAAGATTAAAATATCTTACTGCTCATGCTCGTAAAGATTCACCTGTTAAAATGAGTGATGTTTATCATCATTTAATTACTAAGCATAATAGAGTTTTAGTTGGAACTAGTCATTCTCATGGCGCTGTTAAGCTTTGGAATCGTCTTAGATCTAATCCTGACATTCATATTCATGGTGAACACCCAGATGGAACACATCAAGAATTAAAGTCAGGTGATAAGACTCATGCTTCAACTACCACTAAAGATCCAGCTGAAAAACGTATTGGTAAAATGAATCTCATTGCACGTAAAAGAGTGAGTGATTAATTGTGGCCACTAATTTTTATTTTAAGAGTTTAGAAAACACCGGAGAACAAAATCTCCTCGAAGATTTAATCATCGAGGCTATTCAAATCTATGGTGAAGATATGTATTATATTCCTAGAAAGATCACCAACTATGATAAATTGTATACTGCTGATGATCAATCAGTTTATGATCAAACTTATTTGGTTGAGATGTATATTAAATCTGTTGATGGATTTTCTGGCGATGGAAACTTCATGTCTAAATTCGGTGTAGAAATTAGAGATCAGGTAGTATTTTCTATTGCTCAAAGAGTATTTAATCAAGAAATCGGCATTTATACTGGTGCACCAAGACCAAATGAAGGTGATCTAATCTATTTTCCATTGAATAAAAAGTGTTTTCAAGTAAAATATGTTAATAAGTTTGAAATGTTCTATCAACTTGGTGGACTACAAACATGGGAAATGACATGTGAATTATTTGAATATAGCAATGAAATTATTAATACCGGTATCGCTGAAATCGATAGAACACAGAAACAACTCTCAACTAATGTACTTGATTACTCTCTTATGGACGAATTCTTCAATTATCTTACTGATGAAGATGATAATTACTTGGTAACTGATTCTTGGAATATTGAGATTATTGATCCAGCGTCCGATAATAACAC